AGGAAGATTCCTGAGAAGTTTTGGGGCGAGATTCTCTTTGTCGCGAAATTTCGAGATTTTCTAGATAAAGAGTTCCCCAATCATGGCAAAGACGAGGTCCCAAACGACGATCGTATCGTACTCCTTTACACTAACGAAAAGGGTGAGATTACGAATGTCGCAGGAAGGGCATTGTCTGAAACCAAGGTTCGCTATGTCACGGTAAAGATCACAGATGAGAAGAAACTGTTTGGACTGCATCGCTTGCGCAAGCAAAAGCGTGTCTATGTCTTGGAAGGACAGTTTGATTCTTATTTTGTTGAGAATTCCGTTGCCTCTGGCGATTCTAATTTGGGCGGCGTGGCAGCAATTTTTCCAGAACTAGATTTTGTTTTGGTATATGATAATGAACCGCGCAATAGAGACATTGTAAAGCAAATTGAGAAATCAATTGATCGAGGTTACAATGTTTGTCTTTTTCCTGACAGTGTAAAGGGCAAAGACATTAATGATATGATACAAAATGGCTTGACTTCAAGTGAAATAAAAGATATTATAGATGCTAATACTTTCAGTGGCTTGACTGCCAAACTGAAGTTCACTCACTGGAAAAGGTGCTAGTATGATTACACTAGACGACGCTGGATTAGAAGTTATTAAACACCCAATTAAAAGAGTTCGCGTGCAATTTCATGCGGGTCTTTGGTATGTTGAATATCAAAGGCAACCCAAATATGTTATTGATCGCTGGTGGTGGTTTGATGATAGCAAGCATCCAGAATATAAAGATGCATTTATTCGCGGGCAAGAATTAGCAAATGATGGCGGCACAAAAGAAATTCGTCACAAGACTTTAGTATTTGAGGTTGGAGCATGAAAGTAACTTTAGTATCATACAGCAAACCAGTTCTCGAGGGATTGGACACACCAACGGACCTTGTGGCTTTCTGCGCAAGAGTGTCCAATCCCTCCAATCAAATTAACTCTGATACAGCAGAGAAATTGATCAAGTATTTGATCAAGCATCAGCATTGGTCACCGTTAGAAATGGCAACCATGTGTTTGGAAATTGAAACAACGAGAGACATTGCTCGTCAGATTCTGCGTCATCGCAGTTTCTCATTCCAAGAGTTTTCTCAACGATATGCTGACCCAGTAAAAGAATTAGAATTTGTTACAAGACAAGCACGACTACAAGATCCAAAGAATCGTCAAAATTCTATTTCTGATGGTGTTGATGTTATGGTTCAGTATGAGTGGGATCATCGCCAGCGTGAACTTATTGATCTAGTAAAAATTCACTATAATTGGGCAATCAATAATGGTATTGCAAAAGAACAGGCTCGTGCATTGCTTCCAGAAGGTTTAACTATGTCGAGAATGTATATGAGTGGAACCTTGCGATCATGGATTCACTATATACAACTCCGAAGCGGCAATGGTACGCAGTTAGAACATATGAAGATTGCTCAAGAATGCGCTAAAGTAATTGCTGAGGTATTTCCGCTTTCTACACAATTTATTTCTGAGTGATTTATGCCAATTAAAAAGTATCAAGATTTTCTAGATGAAGAAACATATGAACATACAATTGGTACTGCTGAATATGTGTTGACGCTGGGGGGAAATGAGTTATGCACTAATAGGTGGTGGGACTATGGTATTAGAAAAGATAGTTTTCCCGTATTTGTACATAATATCTATCAAGACAGCGATCTACATAAAAAACTGAAAGCGATTATTGAAGATAAAACTCAATTGTCTGTTTATGACAATAACATCATGATATATTACTGGACTCGTTACAGTTATATTCCTTGGCATAATGATAATTCAAAATATGAAGGTGCGATTACGATATACATAAATCGTCAATGGCATCATGATTTCGGTGGATATTTTTTATACGAAGATGAAGGTGAATTAAAGGGTGTTGTGCCAGAAAGAAACATTGCGGTACTGCAATATGGATCTGTGAATCATTGTACAACTCCAGTAAATTATGAAGGCGATTTAAGATTAACATTACAAGCATTTCTAGGAAAGAAAAATGAAGAAGGTACTCAAGTTTAAAGCATCTTGGTGCGCACCATGCAAGCACTTAACACAAATTTTAAATTCAGTTGCAACAGAGGTTACAATTGAAGAAGTTGACATTGACCAAAATCCAACACTCACTCAGCAATACAAGATTCGTGGAGTGCCAACAATGGTCATGCTTCACGATGATGCTGAAGTGAAACGATTCACTGGTGTCAAATCAAAAGAAGAATTAGAAAATTGGATTAATAACTAACAGAATAAGGAGCAGATGATGACAACTAGACTTCCAAGCATCTATCAAGATTTCATTCACATTTCTCGCTATGCAAGATTTAATGATGATCTAGGTCGCCGCGAGACATGGGATGAGACGGTAGATCGCTATATTCGATTCTTCCAAGAGAAGACAAACAATAATAAAAAAGTTCCTTGGGATGAATTGCGCTCAGCAATTATTAATCTCGAAGTCATGCCATCAATGCGTTGCTTGATGACTGCTGGTCCTGCTTTGGAAAAAGATCAAGTGGCTGGATATAACTGCTCCTATGTCGCCATTGATAATACCAAATCATTCGACGAGATCATGTACATCTTGATGTGTGGCACTGGCGTTGGCTTCTCTGTTGAATCAAAGTACACGAACAAACTCCCAGAAGTTCCAGAAGAACTACACGAAACAGACACAACCGTTGTCGTTGCTGATAGTAAAATTGGCTGGGCTTCTGCTTATCGTGAAATCGTTTCGCTTCTGTATTCTGGTAAGATTGCAAAATGGGATGTATCAAAGGTTCGCCCAGCAGGTGAGCGTCTAAAAGTATTCGGTGGTCGCGCTTCAGGTCCAGAGCCACTAGTCGATCTATTTAAATTCACTCTTAACATTTTCCAAAAGGCAAGGGGCAGGAAACTGTCAACCTTGGAATGTCATGACATCGTCTGTAAGATTGCTGATATTGTTGTTTGCGGTGGTGTTCGCCGTTCTGCTCTCATTTCTCTTACCGACCTCAACGACGACCAGTTGCGTCATGCAAAGTCAGGTGACTGGTGGGCGCACAATGGGCAGCGCGCATTGGCAAACATTTCGGCGGTGTACGACAAGCAAGTAGACATGGACACATTCATGAATGAATGGCATGCTCTTTATATGTCAAAGTCAGGTGAAAGAGGCATCTTCTCTCGCGCTGCTTCACAGGCAGTTGCAGCGAAGAATGGTCGTCGTGATCCAAAGCACGAGTTCGGTACTAATCCTTGCTCTGAAATTATCTTGCGTCCATTTGAGTTTTGCAATCTTTCAGAAATCGTTGTTCGTGCAAATGATGATGTTGAGTCATTGAAGCGTAAGGCTCGTCTCGCTACAATCATTGGCACACTTCAGTCAACGCTAACTGACTTCCGTTACATCAACAAGAAGTGGAAGAATAATTGCGACGAAGAAAGACTATTGGGTGTTTCGCTCACTGGTATCTGTGACAGCAAACTGTTGAATAAACCATCACAGAAACTTGCTGATGCACTAGATGCAATCAGACTTCACTGCGTAGAAACAAACAAGGAGTTCGCAGATGCTCTTGGTATTCCAGTATCGGCTGCAATTACTTGCGTCAAGCCTTCAGGCACTGTATCACAGTTGGTTGATTCCGCTTCAGGCATTCACCCACGCTATGCCCAATATTATATTCGTCGAGTTAGGGCTGATATGAAAGATCCTCTTGCTCAGTTTATGATTGGCAAGGGATACAAGGCTGAGGAAGATTTCTACAGCAAATCAAACTGGGTATTCAGTTTCCCAATGAAGGCACCAAAGAACTCTGTCACTCGCAACGATATGACTGCGATTGAACAGTTGGAACTTTGGAAGATCTATCAAGATCACTGGTGTGAGCATAAGCCTTCGATTACAGTATATGTCGGTGATGACGAATGGATGGAAGTTGGCGCATGGGTTTACAAGAACATCTCGATTCTCTCAGGTGTTTCTTTCCTCCCACG